AATTCTATGATTACACTAAAATTCCTACAAGAAAAGTACAAAACATACCAAATTATCACTTGACATGGAGCTATAGTGAAGCAAATGACAAATATTCACAGTACATTAATGAGATAACAGACAATATTGCTGTAGTTTTTCGAGGTGATATGCCTGTAAGTTTCAAAGGTCGTAAAGTTATCAACGGAGACGACTACGATATGAGGTTTTTAGACCCTGATAATGTAGTGGTTGGACTCAAGGCTAAAGGTCCTGCTAAAAAAGACACCACAGGCTTTGTAATTGACCCTACGATAGATATAATTGCAGTAGCATAAAGGAGAAATTATGATAATTGATGTAAGAAATACAGATGTAGTATATATTACTACCAGCACAGGTAAAACTATTTATTTAGATGACTCAACAGATGAGTTAATTGTAGATGCTTGGGATATGGAAGGACAACCTATTGAACCAATGATTATGTTTACACCTGACTTTGAAATTAAACCACCGATACAGACAAACTTAACTTTAGTAAAAGGGGAAGATGATGATGAAAAATAAATTAAGTGGTAGCCTTATCAAAGAATTAACTGATGACTTAGAAATGGTTGAGGATGATATCTATAAACTGTTGGACAAAGAACCTTATAAGTGTGATAGCCTACATAATAGTGGCTATATACTAGGTAGAGTAATAAGAGTTCTTAAATCGCTTGACTCTACCACAAACTTATGATACAATACTTAAAGATTAGAGAGGAAGAAAGATGAAAGGAATACTTATTAATCCATTTGATGAAACAATAAAAGAAGTTGAAGTCACTAATGACTATAAAGATATATATGTCTTAATAGAATGTTCAACCTTTGATGTTGTTAGAATTAGTGATGAAGATGATATGTTTATAGATGATGAAGGACTGTTAAAAGATAACAGATACTTTAGAATTGCTGGTAGAAACTATGCAGGTAGAGCTTTGTTGTTATCACACAATGAAGATGGAGATACTATGGGTACAACATTCCCAATGGAAGACTTAGAACACTTAGTAGACTTCTTACCTGAAGGACATAGAGAAACACCTTACATGGAATTCAAAGCATGGAGCTAGAATGAACTCAAAGAAAATGAAGAAACTTAGAAAGCTAGTCAAACCTATACAGGTTGAGTGGCTTCGTACACTATTGCCTGAAGACCAAGCAGATACAATCACAGTAGAAAATGTTGAGGGCTTATTGCCTGAAGAAACTCATGCCTTTGGTAAAGGTCAGTTGTATCTGTCTTATATGTCAGACAAATGGATAATTAAAAAACTTAAACAGTTTCCACATATCACATCTTTTGCAGAGATAGTTGAGGTTGCGAAACAAAACAAACAGGACAGTAAAGAATGGATGAATATGTAGTTGATGTTTTAATTGATGGACACAAAGAAACACTCAAGAGTTTTGGTAATTCTATTTACTCTATCATTGATAGCATGATAACTCTTGAATCAGTTGAGGATGTTTTCTTAGTGACCAGAACAAATGATAATCAGACATGGGATGTAGAAAATATAGACCTTGTAAGATTGAGGGCAATGCGAAAAGAAATAGACCCTAATGCTTTAGCCGATAGCTTACATAGTCTAACTGAAATCAAACACTAATGACTGAGTTTAATTCTATAGTAGAAAACCAAAAGATATTGCTAGAAGCTGAAGCATGGGCTAAAGGTATTAGAAGTTTACATGTATTTAATCAAGACTATCTTAGTAGTATGTGGTATGATGATAGAAAAAAAGATGGGTGGGTGACAGACATTCAATATAATAGTGGCTTAATTAAAAGAACTATTCATGCAACAAATGAAGAGGTTTACTTTGGTCAAGCTGTAGAAGGGCAAACTCTAATAGATAATTTTATTAGAAATAACTAAGGAGATATATGTATAAATTTAAAAAAAGAGATTTTGTTTATATAACAATAATTGTTTTATATTATTTTTTTAATGTAGAAGTATTTGATTATACTTTTCAAGAGTGTACTTTAATAGATACAATAGATATTCCAGATGGCATCAGAGGATAAAGTAATATATTCTAAGCAGGAATTAGAAAATTCTAATCGGATATTTAAATCTGCTACCCCTAAATATGACCTGTCTTGGTATGTAAAGTGGACAGCATCAGCTATTATGTTAGTAGCTATGTCATTTAGGGGTGCACAAGTATTTCCAGAAATGGATTTAGCTTTGTCTTTTGTAGGTTGTTTAGGCTGGTTGTGGGTAGGTGTTCTATGGAAAGATAGAGCATTGATTATTTTAAATGCAGTAGCAGTAGTGATACTATTTAGTGGGCTATTGAAACTGTTTATAGGAGAAATATAATTGGATAGAGAAGATATATTAGAATCTATGCAACAATATTTAAAAGGTAATATTGAAAAGCACAGAATAAATGTAGAGGTTTTATTAGAAAGAGCAATAGGTGTGTCTGAACATCCTAATCTAGTAGAAACTATTGAAGGAGAGTTAGCTATTATGGCTGACTATGATGATAAACTTATAATATTGGAGAACTATTTTAATGGAGAGTAATTTTATAAAACTAAACAAAGAACAATACAGACAATTTACAGACTGGATTGAACAAAATAGTCAAGAGCTATATGAAAACAAAACAGCTTACGAATGTAGATGGGGTAAAGATGAAGACTTTTATGTCAGATTACTTGATGAATCTTTTGTAAGCTTAGAAGATATAATGCTTGACATGGGCAAGGAAAGCTGATATAATTCCTGCCATGACAACGAGTGACCACATGAAACATCAGCCCTCTATCTCCAATAAAGCGTTTCGGTCTGGGTTTACCCATAGCTCCGAGAGTAGTTGCTCAGAACTCTCACTAATTTTTAACGACTTCTTAACCATAACTAAACCAAAGGAGGTATTTATATGGCAATTCTAGAAGGAACTGCGTATTGGGCATCAATTAAGACACCTAATACGACTTTTGAACCTGTGTACACAGTCAACTTAGTTGTTGATGATGAGGTTGCAAATGACTTTGCATCTCGTGGACACAAAGTAAAACAAATGGATGAAGGTCCTGCTTTAATAATTAAGCGTAAGGTAAATGGTCCTAACGGAATGGTTAGGTCTGCACCGAGATTGCTTGACCAAAATAAACAGGAAGTTAATCTAGCTGTTGGTAATGGCTCTAAAATTAGAGTCCAATACAACGAGTATTCAGGCGAAGGCAAGTTCGGTCCTTACACAGGGCTAGACTTACAAGCTGTACAAGTTGTAGATTTAATTGAATACAAATCCGAAGATGGGTCTGAATTCTTTGATGATGGAGAGGAATTTTAATATGATTATTAATATTAAAAATGACGAAGGTGAAGTCCAATATGATGTAAATCAAATTGCAGATGAGGATAAAAAGCGTGGAGCTACTGTAACTATTTCTAAAGTTGGAAGCTTAGAAACTATTATAGAAGCTTTACAGTTCGCAAGTTCTACTCACCGAAGCAACCTAGAGAATCTGTTAAAAGAAACTCCGGAAGCTATGATAGAAAGCGAAACCCCTGATGATGTAGAAGAAGCTGAAGTAGTAGCAGAGGAAGATACTACTGAAGAGTCTAGCTAAATCATAATCTTAATGAGGTGCTCTACTACTTGGATGGAGCTTAAAGGAACAATCCAAATACAACGCCTCATTTTTTTTCTAACAATGGAGATAGAATGCAACAAGAACAAAGTAAATTTATTAAACACAAATTACCCTGCCCTAAGTGTGGGAGTTCCGATGCTGTATCGTTGAATCAAGATGGCTCAGCTAAATGTTTTAGTTGTGATACATTCTTTACAGACTACGATAAAGAATCAACAGGCAAGGTAATAGAAATGACACACAGACCCAAACAAGAAAGTACATTCTTAACAACCTATACAGGTGCATATGGTGAACTAACCGACAGAGGTATCTCTGAAAAGACAGCAACTAAGTTTGGTGTTAAGATTGTTAAAGATAGAAACAACAAAGTTGTTCAACATATCTACCCATACTTTAATGGTACAGAGATTGTTGGAACTAAGACAAGGTATGTAGATAACAAAAACTTTTCATGCAACGGAACATTTGAAGGCACAGGATTATTTGGTGAGCAACTGTATCGTAATACAGGTGGCAAGTATCTTACTATAACCGAAGGTGAATGTGATGCAATGGCAGTCAATGAATTGTTTCAAGGCAAGTGGGCTGTAGTATCTGTCAAACGAGGAGCTTCATCTGCTGTTAAAGATATCAGAGAAAGCATTGAGTTTGTAGAATCTTTTGAAAATGTAATCATTGCATTTGATAATGACAAAGCAGGTAAAGAAGCAGCCAAGTCTGTAGCTCGTATACTAAAACCCGGAAAGGCTAAGATACTTTCTTTTCCTAATGGGTTTAAAGATGCTAACGAAATGCTTAAGCAGAAAAAGTTTCAAGAGTTTACCTCTGCTTGGTGGGAAGCTAAGACATATACACCTTCAGGTATCATGGAGTTGTCTGGTCAGAAAGGTGAATGGCTACACAGAGAAGTTAAAGAAAGTGTAGACTACCCTTGGGAAGGACTAAACAAGAAACTATATGGTATGCGTAAAGGAGAACTGGTCACACTTACAGGTGGTACAGGTCTTGGTAAGTCTAGTGTGACTAGAGAGCTAGAGCATTGGCTTATTAAAAACACAGAAGACAATGTAGGTATTGTAGCTCTTGAAGAAAACTGGTTACGAACTGCTGATGGTATATTATCTATTGAAGCTAACGACAGAATATACTTAACAGAAAAGCGTAACAAATATACAGACGAAGAATTACATTCGTTGTTTGACCAAGCTATACCAGAGGGTCGTGTCTTTATACACTCACACTTAGGTGCTACCGACATTGATGATATCTTTGCTAAGCTTAGATACATTATTGTAGGCTGTCAATGTAAGTGGGTTATTGTAGACCATTTACATATGCTTGTTAATGTTTTACATGAAGGTGATGAACGCAGAGGTATTGATATGCTTATGAATAAATTGCGTAGTCTAGTAGAAGAAACAGGTGTGGGTATGATATTAGTATCTCACTTACGAAGAGCAGCAGGTGACCGAGGACATGAGCAAGGTATTGAAGTATCATTGTCTCACCTTAAAGGTTCACAAGGTATAGCTCAACTATCAGATTGTGTTATTGCACTAGAGAGAAATCAACAGGCAACTAACCCTGAAGAAGCTAACCTTACAAAGGTTCGTGTATTAAAATCTAGATACACAGGAGACACAGGATTGGCTTGTGGTCTCCGATACAATGCAGATACTGGTAGATTATTTGAAGTATCTGAGGAGGAAACATTTGATAATGAATCATGCCCATTCTAAAATAATATTTGATATAGAAGCCGATGGCTTAACCCCCACGATAGTATGGTGTATCGTAGCTAAAGAACTTGATGGTCCTACTCATAAGTTCGACAACACACAGATTGAAGAAGGCGTAAAGTTTTTAGAAACTGCTGATGTTTTGATAGGACATAACATTATAGGTTATGATATACCAGTACTTGAAAAACTACATGGAGCTAAACTAACTAAGAACAGAGAAGATACTTTAGTAATGTCTAGATTATTTAATCCTGTTAGAGAGAACGGACATAGCTTGAAGACATGGGGATATAGAGTTAACTGTGCTAAACAAGAACAGCCAGAAAACTTTGATGAATATACTCCTGCTATGTTAGAGTATTGTGTACAAGATGTAGCCTTAAATGAATTAGTATATAAACATTTGTTAAACGAAGGACAGTCATTCAGCCCAGAGTGTATTGAGTTAGAACATAAAGTTGCTGACATAATGAAAGAACAGGAACGAACTGGATTTTATTTTGATAGCCAACAAGCAATGACTTTACTTGCTGAACTGAAAGCAAAACAACTAGAAGTAGAACAAGAAGTAAAGGCTACATTTAAACCTAAATTAGTAGATGATAAATTAGTCACACCTTATGTAAGAAAAGATGGTCAGCTATCCAAGCGTGGATTAACTGATGAAGAGTATGACAAATGTATAGCTACTAATAATGTAAAACCTTTTATGAGACAATCTTTACAAGAGTTTAATCTTGGTAGTCGTAAACAAATAGGAGAATATCTTATAGACTTTGGATGGGAACCTAATAGATTTACACCTACAGGTCAACCGATTGTAGATGAAGGTACGCTTAAAAAGATTAGTCATATCAAAGAAGCTAAACTTATAGCAGACTTTTTATTATATCAAAAAAGAATTGCACAAATTACTTCTTGGATAGATGAACTTAAAGATGATAGGGTTCATGGTGGTGTTATACCTAATGGAACTATTACAGGTAGAATGACACATCGTAGTCCGAACATGGCACAAGTTCCTAATGCAGGTAGTCCATATGGTAAAGAGTGTCGAGCTTGTTGGTCTGTTCCAGAAGGATATAAACTTGTAGGTATTGATGCTAGTGGGTTAGAACTTAGAATGTTAGCTCACTATATGAATGATGATAAGTATATTAACGAAGTTATTAATGGAGATATACATACTACTAATCAAACTCTTGCAGGATTAAAGACTAGAGACCAAGCCAAAACATTTATATATGCTTTAATATATGGTGCTGGTGATGCGAAGATAGGTTCAGTAGCAGGAGGAAGTAAAAAGAAAGGACACGAACTAAAAGAAACTTTCTTTACTAACTTACCTGCATTAAAAATATTAAAAGATAAAGTACAACAAGCATCACGAAGAGGATTCTTAAAAGGCTTGGATGGTAGAAAGATATATATCCGTAGTCAACATGCAGCTTTAAATAGTTTATTACAAGGTGGTGGTGCTATTGTTATGAAGAAAGCTATGTGTATCTTAGAAGATAACCTCAAACTAAATGCTGTCGATGCTAAGTTTGTAGCCAACATACATGATGAATGGCAGATACAGGTAAAAGAAACACAATCAGATTTTGTTGGTGAACTAGGTGTCAGAGCTATAGAAGAAGCCAGTAAACATTTTAACATGAGATGTCCATTAACAGGAGAATATAAAATAGGGAGGAACTGGAGTGAAACACACTAAAAAATGTAGGAGCTGTGAAGCTCCGTTAATAGTAGGAGAAAATTGTACAGAAAAAAGAATAGCACATAGTATGTATTTTTGTCAGCCTTGTGAACGAATAGAAGTACAACAAAGGTCAATGTATGTTGATGGAAAATACATTCCAAAGTCTCATCCATTATACAGACCGGGAAAATTTAAAACCTTTGAAGGTGCAGCTTTCTCAGCTTTATCTAACTATGAAACATCTAACGAAGGTTATGTATATGTTATAACTAATCCTTGTTGGAAAGGCTGGATTAAAGTAGGCATGGCTATTGATTCAGAAGACAGATGCAAACAGTATCAAACCTCTAGTCCTTTTAGAGATTACAAATTAGAATACTCTAAAGGCTTTGAGAATAGAAGAACAGCAGAACGAGAAGCACACGAAAAATGTAATGCTATATGCAAACAACGAAATGGTGAATGGTTTGAATTAGATATTGACAAAGCTATAGACATAATTAATAATATCAACGAGGAAAAATATGAGTAAACAAAAAGAAAAACTTGACAGTTCCCCCAAGGACAACTATAATAAATTTACATCTGAGTCAGGACATTGGTATACTCAAGAGGGTGAACCTATGTATACAATCATAGGTGCTAATGGTAAAGAGAGAAACACTACTCTCAGAGATGCTAAGAAAGAAAGTTTAGTTCCTTCTGTCACTACCATTCTAGGTATGATAGCTAAACCATCCTTAGAAAACTGGAAAATAAATCAAGCGTTAAACTCTGCTCTTACTTTAGAGAGACAAGAGGGGGAGTCCTTTGACTCTTTTGCTTATAGATGCAAACAGGATTCTAAGAAAATTGGTTTAGATGCAGCAGCTAAAGGAACTAAGATACACTATCAAATTGAAAAAGGTTTCTTAGGAGAAAGAAAAACTAAACCATATAAAGTTATTAAGAAATGGTTAGACGAAACTTTTCCTAATGAAGATTGGATAGCAGAGGATTCTTTCTGTGCTGAGTCAGGATATGGTGGTAAGATAGACTTGTATTCTAAGTCTGGTATCTTTGTTGACTTTAAAACTAAAGACAATTTAAAAGGTAAAGACCCTAGTAAATTAGTATATGATGAACATGGTATGCAGTTGTCTGCTTATGCACAGGGCTGTGGCTTTGATGATGTAGAACGAGTATCTATTTTTGTAGACAGGGCAGATACTGGTCTGATTGCTTGTCATGTCTGGGATAAAGATACTCATGCTAGACACTTAGCTATGTTTAATAGTATCTTAGATTACTGGAAGCTAGTTAAAAACTACGACTCTTCTATTACTAATGCCTAGAAGAGTACCTAGAAAACCTAGACCTAAAAAGACTGGAGTACCTAAAGGGTATGATAGTATATGGGAAGCTGATTTACATAAAACAATTCTTCAAGAATGGAAACACCATTGGGGTAATATAGATTATGTTGTAGCACATAAGTATGAGCCTGACTTTGTTAAGACTTTAAAAAATAAAACAATTTTGTTAGAAGCAAAGGGTAGGTTTTGGGATTATGCTGAGTATAGTAAGTACATACATGTAAGAAAAGCATTGCCTAAAAATACTGAATTAGTTTTTTTATTTCAAAAGCCTTATGCTCCTATGCCACAGGCTAAGAAAAGAAAAGATGGAACTAAACGAACTCATGCTGAATGGGCTGAGACTAATAATTTTAAATGGTATAGTGAAGAAACTTTACCAAAGGAGTGGAGAACAGATGAATTATAAATTCAATGAAGATATATTAATACAACAAATTCAACGACACATCGACCAAACTTATAATCAACATTATGCTTATGGAAAGTACCAAGCAACAGATATGATATTAGATGCCGGTCATGGAGAAGGTTTTTGTTTAGGAAACATAATGAAATATGCTATGAGGTATGGAAAAAAGAACGGAAAGAACTCAGAAGACTTGTTAAAAATTATCCACTATGCTATAATAGCTTTACATTTAGTAGAGGATAAAAATGATTGAAGATAAAATTGGAAAGAAACCTTATCTTGGTATTTGTATAGACTATGATAAAGAAAATAACTTAGACAAATTTAGTATTGATACTTTAAAGGATAGATACTTTTGGGAAAAAGAAACACATGCACAAGAAGCATTCGCAAGAGCTTCTGTATTTGCAGCCACTTACAAAGGGGAGACCGACTATGAACTTGCTCAAAGACTTTATAACTACAGCTCCGATTGTTGGTTCATGTTCAGCACTCCTATACTTAGCAACGGAGGAACAACTCGTGGGCTTCCTATCAGTTGCTTCCTTAATTATGTTCCTGATAGCAGGACTGGGCTATCTGCTCATTATGACGAGAACATATGGTTGGCGAGTTCAGGTGGAGGCATCGGTGGATATTGGGGAGATGTTAGGAGTAATGGCATATCTACTACTCATGGTAGTCGTTCTACTGGGTCAATCCCCTTTATGCATGTAGTTGATTCACAGATGTTAGCCTTTAATCAAGGCACTACAAGACGAGGAAGCTATGCAGCTTACATGGATATTAGCCACCCAGAGATTGAAGAGTTTGTAAACATGCGTAAAGAATCTGGTGGAGATATAAACAGAAAGTGTTTAAACTTACACAATGGTGTTAATATAACTAATGATTTTTTAAATGCTGTTAAAGAAGATGAAGACTGGAGACTTATAGACCCTAAGACTAACGAAGCTGTAAAGATAATCAACGCTAGAGATTTATGGTGGCAGATTATAAATGCAAGAGCTGAGACTGGTGAACCTTACATGGTTAATATAGATACATGTAACGAAGCTTTACCCAAATCACAAAAAGATTTAGGACTTAAAATAAGACAAAGTAATTTATGTTCAGAGATTACTCTGCCTACTAACGAAGAACGAACAGCAGTTTGTTGCTTATCATCTGTAAACTTAGAACACTTTGATACTTGGTCCAAAGACCCAGAGTTTATAAATGATTTGATAACAATGCTTGATAATGTTTTACAGCACTATATTGATAATGCAGTAGATACAAAACAACTAGGAGAATATAGTGCAAACTTTAAAAGATTTACTAACTACATTAAAGAAGGTAAAGAGGGATATGCTAAATCAGCTTACTCAGCTTACCGAGAAAGGTCGCTTGGCTTGGGAGCAATGGGCTTTCATGCCTACCTCCAATCTAAAAATATTCCGTTTGAAGGAATCTTTGCTGTGGGATTTAATCACAAAGCCTTTAACCATATTAAAAAGGAAGCTACCAAAGCCACCAAATTATTGGCAGAAGAAAGGGGTGAAGCTCCTGATGTGCATGGTAAAGGGGTTAGGAATGCTAATCTATTGGCTGTTGCTCCTAATGCTAGTAGTAGTATTATTTGTAGTGGTACTTCCCCTAGCATCGAGCCATATAGGGCTAATGTCTATACACACAAAACTTTGTCAGGTACTTACCAAGTTAAGAACCCATACCTAGAAAAACTTTTAAAGTCTAAAGGTTTAAAAGCAACTCAACTAAATAAAATTTGGAAGAGTATATCAGGTGATGAAGGTTCTGTTGCTAATATAAAAGAACTTACTGATAAAGAAAAAGAAGTATTTAAAACTGCAAATGAAATAAACCAAATATGGATTGTAGAACACGCATATAAACGACAAGAATTTATATGTCAATCCCAATCTGTTAATTTATTCTTTACACTTCCAAAGGCAACTGAGCCTCAAGAAACACACGATGAATACATGCAGTATGTCAACGATGTACATTGGTATGCTATGAATAAATTAAAATCTTTATATTACTTTAGAACAAACGCTGCAAGAAATGCAGAAAATATTAATGTTAAAGTTCCACGCATCAAGCTCGATGATGTGGAATGTATTGCCTGTGAAGGTTAAGGAGAACTTATGAGCTTACTAGGAACAAGAGATTATTACAAACCATTTGAGTACCCTTGGATGTTTGATTATTATGTATTACAAAATCAAATGCATTGGATGCCAGAGTCTGTACCATTACATACAGATGTAAAAGACTGGCAAGAACTATCTTTAGAAAGCCTGAAGCTAGAATGATGATGGGTTCTTTTGCAAACATGGAATCAATCCATCAACATGCTTACAGTTTGTTACTTGATACAGTTGGAATGCCTGAGATAGAGTACAAAGCTTTTGCAGAGTATGAAGAGATGTCAGACAAACACGACTATGTCGGTAAATTTAAACCAAGCCGAGCTAAAAAAGAAACTATTGCTAAAACACTTGCAGTCTATTCAGCTTTTACAGAAGGACTACAGTTGTTCTCTAGCTTTGCTATATTACTTAACTTTCCTAGATTTGGAAAGATGAAAGGTATGGGTCAGATAGTTACTTATTCTATTCGTGATGAATCTATGCATGTTGAAGCTATGACTAAATTATTTAGAGAGTTTATACAAGAGAACATAGAAATCTGGACAGATGATTTCAAAAAAGAATTATACGAAATATGCAGACATATGGTACAATTAGAAGATAAGTTTCTTGATTTAGTCTTTGACATGGGAGACATGAAAGGATTAACTAAGAAAGATATGTACGCATATAATAGATACATAGCAGATAGAAGACTGCTACAGTTAGGATTAAAAACAAACTTCGACCAGAGAGAAAACCCTTTAGGATGGATAGACGAGGTCATGGGAGTAGAGCATCAGAACTTCTTTGAAGGCAGAGCTACTACTTATATGAAAGCTGGGTTACGAGGAAGACAAGATACAATAACTTTTACAGGATTATAAAATGAAAACCAAGAGAAAGGAAGCTGTGCTTCTTGGCTACAAGTTACTATATGATAAAACAGGGAAGTTGATTACAGAAAGAGTATCAACAGATATTAAAGAACTCCAAAAGTTTATGACTCAAACAGAGTATAGCACATTGCATACTATAATAAGAGAAGCAACAACTAAACTAGACGAGATTCATGGTCATATCGAAGCAAACTTAAATGCTAGATATATGGACCAATAGGTGTATAAATATTTACAGCTTTTTCTTTACCTTTAACTCTAATAGGCATAAGAACTTCAACAGGAATCTTTATCTTTCCTATTGTAGATTCGCCTATTAGTAGGTTTTTACCTGCTTCTTTTGTAGCACTTTCTAAACGAGCTGCAAGATTTACACAGTCACCTATAGCTGAGTAATCAAATCTTGTTTCGCTTCCCATATTTCCTACTACAGCTTCTCCTGTATTAATACCTATACCAATTTGTATTCCTAAGTCGGCTTCTTTCATGTTTTCAATAATATCTAATGCAGTTAGTACAGCTTTCTCTTCGTGATTAGGTAGGTCTATTGGTGCATTAAAGATTGCCATCATTGCATCTCCAATATATTTATCTACCATACCACCATGTTTTTTGACAGCATCTGATTGTATTGTTAATGCCTTGTTCATAATCTCTGTGACTTCTTCAGGCTCTAGTTTTTCTGATAAACTTGTAAAGCCTCTAACGTCTGTAAATAAAAACGTACATCTTCTTCTATCTCCTCCTAACTTCAAAAGCTCTGGATTTTTTGCAAGTTGAGCAACCTGTCTTGGGTCAAGATAATGTTCAAATTGTTTTTTAATTTGTTGTCTGAGTTTGTATTGAGTTCTAAAGTTCAACCAAAATTGTTGAGTTGAAATTAAAATCATAGAAATTAAACTCCAAGTCACATCTATCAAATAATTTATGCTAATTAAGTAGTGTCCAAAATATGCGATTAGAGCAAATAAAACTCCAACTAATACTACGCCTAGGGTCACACCAGAATAAGCGATTACAAGGGCTGTAAGAAGCCCTGAGAGGCATAATAGTCCTAGCTCTACTATCAATCTATAATCTGGAATCATTGGACTATCTATCAGCATACTTTCTGCTAGAGCTGCTTGAATTTTATGTGGCTCTAAAAGTCCAGAAGGAGTTGCAAGTTGTGGAGATATTCCTTTTGCTGTAAATCCTACAAATACAAATGTAGATTCTGCTTTGTGTAATTCATCTAAAGTTATTTGTGGTGTGTCTACCCAACTAATCCATTTACGACCAAGACTATCTGTTGAAGTAGGTGGGATGCCTCGTACTCTAATCTGCTCAATTCCATTTTGATTAGTTACAATCTGATAAGTTTGACCACCTCCTAGTATTTTTAAAACTTCCGTTCCAAATGAAGCAACCCACCCACTATCTGTTTGTTGTAATAAAGGTATTTGTCTAACAAGATTATCTACATCTACTGGAGCAGACACAGCACCTTGATTAGCTGACTCTTTTAAGATGTCAATGTTTTGTAAAAATCCTTGAGCTTTTGGTAAAGATACTATAGGTCCTTTAATCACAGTACCTACTGTCTTTGGATAAATACCATTGTCTATCTCTGGCATAGCTATAACACTTGCAGACTTTGAAAGCTCTAAAGCAAACTCAGCATCACCACCAAGCCTATCCGGATGTGGAAACAACATAACCCATCCTACTCCATAAGCTCCAGCATCTATAATATCTTGATGTATTTCTGCAAGTCTTTGTCTGGGCAGAGGATAACCTCCTTCTTTATTGAGGTCTTCTTCAGTAATGTTTAGTATTGTGAAATGTCCTGAAGGAACAGGCGTTTCAATTAAGGCATCAAAGGTCTTGAGCCTAAGAATTTCTAAAGGTACAGAGTTAAAAAGTAAAGGTACACAGAGTAATGCAAGTAAAGGAAAGGACCATTTCATATTAATCTCCTTGAGTTATTTTTATGGTAGAGTTGCCTCCACCATTCACAACTATTTGAGTGCTCTTTCCACCTTGAATAAGAATAACAGTATATGCATTACCCTTATCTAAATCTAATCGTACAGTATCTTCTAAAGCTTTATAAAAAGTAATCATGTTATCCGTAACAAAAGTATTGATTTGAGTATTAGAATCAAATCCAATAGATGTACCTTTTAAATCTATGTCAGTTTTTAATAGTGTGTTTGTAGTGTCTAGTTCGTTTATATCTTCAATAATATTTAGTAAGTCTTCTAAGAAGTTTACATCAAGATAGTTTATATCTAACTCTGTAAACTCTAAATCATCTCCTGCTAAATAGTCTTGCTCTAAATCGTCAAAATCGAGATAATCAATATCAAGAACATTACTTGAACTACTACCTCTGTCTTGTCGTCTTGCAACTTCGTTCTCCTTTGGTTTACTTACAATCAACATATTATCTATTAACTCTAAAGTAATATCTAATATAACTGGTTTAGTGGGGCTTGATTCAAAAACTGAAACTGTTGTAGCTTGGTAAGGTTTGTTAAGTACAACCTCTCCCATAGCTGTAGCAACTACAATCTCCCCACTAGGTAGACCATCGTTGTCAGGTAATAAGATAACTAAACTGCGACCTAGTTCGTCTACAGTCACAGTAAAATCTGTACCACGAATACCTATCGTAGCACTTGGAGTTTTTATAAATATGTTTTCTTTATCTATAGTTGCGAGTTTTCCTGTGATAAATCTTGCAGTACCACTCGCAAACTGTAGAGCCATCTTAGATTTAGATGGGTCAGGGTCATAGATAAACTCATCAATTATAAGTTGAGAGTGTTCAGTCAAACGAACTTGACTATCATCTAAAAAAGTAATGCCCATTCTCCCATTAGAAGTCTGGACATTATCAAAACTATTTATGTCAAAAGTTAATGAAGCTTTGTAGGCTTGGTCTCTTACAACTCTGCCTGTTCCGTTCAGCTCAGTTATGTTGCCAATATTAGCAACCGACTGCTGTTCCCCCATCGTTTTGAATGACACAGACAGTACCATTACTGCCAGTAGAAAGTATCTTAAGCCAATCATTATCTAATGTACTCTGTTGTTGTATGTTAAATGTTCTAGAACTTCCTGTCTGGTCTAAGTAGAAGTAGCCACCTGCATAGCCTTGTCCATCAAAGCTTACTGTGTTGCTATCACCATCTACATCTACATAACTTGTACCACCATCATAATCTATATCAAAGTCTAGTTGGTTTCCTGACCCATTGATTATCCAATCAAGGTCTGTATTACTAGCCATTGCACTTGTCGCTAAGTCAAGAGTAAAAGTGTTAGTACTTCCAGTTACATCAACATTTAAGTTAGAACTGTCTGCTCCGTATGTGTTTGTAGGGTCTACTTGAATTGTGAAACTATTACTGTCTCCATCAAACTCAAAGAAACCTGTCAAACTATCAGCAAGAATATCTCCTAAGAACTTATTAGTATCACCAATTTGATTGATGTCTAATGTCATACCTGTTCCATCTAAATCAAAAGGTGTTAAAGTTCCTGCAACAGAATTTAAACCTCCAATAATATTAGCAGAACCAAGTTGTTCTAAATCAAGATTTGCTGTTGCACCAGATTGTTCAACATATATTTCATTATCTGCAGCGTATATACCTATCGATATAAGAGCCACAAAACTTAGTATTATTTTATTCATATTCCCAATAGCCTCTATCTATTCCTGTATTTATTATATTTAATACTCCTGTTTCTATTGCTTTTTGTAAAGCTATAGAGACAGATTCATTCTCAGCTACACCACCTTCTATTTCTACCAGCTCTGTTTGCTGCTCAATAAAACGAAATATATCCTGAGAAATACTTGTTGATAAAATGCTTTTGGTTACAAGAGTTTCCATTAACACTTCACCAGTTGACACCGAAACTAATCTTAACGATATAGTAACTGTGTCTTCTCGGTATTGTTTACTATTACCTATCCCTAAGTATCTAGCACCAATACCACCAGATTTTAGATTAGCCTCATAAGAGACTACTCCACCCTGAACTAATAGCCCTGCAAAAAGCAAAGGCTTCATCTTGTTATCTTCTTCAAACTCTTTACGAGTACTACGAATTAGTTGTCTTTCTTTTGTAAGGTCATCTAAACCTACACGTTCAACAACTCTAAAAAATTTTCCACCAGATGTATGTTTAAAAGCTCTAATTAAAAAAGCTTCTGGAGCTTGAGTAATAGCTGTACTAAACAAAGCAAAAGTACTATTGCTTCTTCGTTGCCCTGTTAAGTCTTTAAAGCTATTAGGATATATAGCTATAGTAGGCTGTACTTTGGCTGCTGGTAAATTTCTTAATGTTTCTGATTGTAGCTCTAGGGTAGAAGGAGACTGTATTTTTTTTGTTAATACTAAGTCATCATTCTCATTTAGAACAGCACAACTAGAAAGTAAAACTACCAATAGGCAACTGAATAACCGTGACATTTCCATCTGCATCCGTAATTGTAAGTGTTATTATATCACCATCACTTGTATAAGAAATGGTATTACCTTCAAGTTCTATAGTTCCTTCTGTGCTAGGATTTTCTCCGAATAAATTTTCTACTAACTGTCTAGATAATTGTGCATATATTCTAGACTCTAAATTTCTTATAAATCTTGCGAGTGTTGTGTTCTCCTTGTCTCTTTTAATTTGTTCTTGTAAAGCTTTAAGTTCTTCTTTAATTGTCATCTTACGATTAAACTCTTGATTTTCTATTGTAAGATAATGTGAGCTAGTATTATTACCATTAAAAGATGGTGATTTAAATTTATGAACCATCTCATCTGCAAAAGCTGCGTTAATAAAAAACATAGACATCATCATAAATCCTAATACACATACTTGTATTATAGAAGCAATAGTAATTTGTGTCATAGGATGTATGTCTTCAATCTTTTCTTTGGTCATCTCTATCTGCCTTTGCAATTTTATCTATCTCTATAAGGTTTGGTGCTCCTAATAAAGTTTTAAGTAGAACATCCTGTCTAATACTTTGATTATCCATTGCCCTTACTCTATCAATTAAACTAACTATAATACCATATTGACTATCTAGTTTAGTTGATACTCGTTCTTCCATAGTATCTAAACTAGCTTGTACTTTATCATCTAAAGTATCTAGTTTTGTTTCCATACCATCAATAATTCTATTTATAAGTTTCCATATAAACAAACCTAACCCTAACGCTGCTGCTATTGGGAAACCTACCTCGTTTATTAAACTTATAAATTCAGCCATTCTTTGTACCTAAAATAATCCTTACGTTCTGGACACCAAAACCAGCCTTTAGGATGTGTTGTTTTTTCTTCTGTCTCTTCCTTTTTTGTGTCCTCGTACCAATGACTTCCACCATCTTCCATTAGTCTTTGTTGGTGTTTGAAGCACCAAAGTAAAAGCTAATAACAGCACTAGCAAGACCACCAAGATAGCCTAGTACTAAATTAATTAGAGCTTCAGAGTTCTGCTCTGGTGGTTGAAGGGTAACTAAAAATATATAACCCATAAATCCACCTACTACAGATATACCCATAATACGAGCTGTCCAATCTTTGCTAAATTTACTTCTAGCATCTTGACCATCAGCTACTTCTAATTTAAATACATCAACGTCAAGCTCTTTCATCTGAACTTCAAAAGCTTGTTCAGCTTTTTTAAGCTCAAGCATTTGTTCAGGTGTAGCTTCTGCTATTCCTTTCTCTATTGCTTTAGGTGTATTAGGTACTCCTAAGACTTCAGCTATCATGTT